ACACTTAATCCAAAACCATGTGCAACTGGTGCTACAAATTTCATAGCCTGCCCTAATTGTTCTAAATCAGTATTGGAACTTACAAAACCTTTAGTCAATACATCTACTGAATGCTGTAAATCATCCGCTTCTATCTGAAAACCACGCATTACATTTGTTACAATATCTGTACTACGTGCTAAGTCTAACTGAGCCGCTGCTGCTAAATTTACATTGGCTTCCATTGTCATATATACTTCATTGACTGAAAAGCCTGCTTTAGCAGCATAGTTCATACCGTCTGCAATCTGTGAAGCGGTAAACATGGTAGTCTTACCTAATTGACGTGCTTGTGTTTCCAGCATGTCAAATTCCATAGCAGTAGCCTCTGTAATGGCTTTAACTTTATTCATAGATAATTCAAAGTCTGCTGAAACTTTACCTATAACACCTCCTAGAGCAGCGATAGGCAACGTAAGGCCAAAACTTAGGGTTCTACCTAAGGCTTGCATTTTTTGCCCTGTGCGTACCATATTTGCTTGCCAAGTTTTTAAGTTCTTTGTAGCCTTACCTAATGCGACTTGCATAGGTGCTATATTCATACCTAAAGTTACAAGTAATTTTGGACTTATACCTGTTGCCATTTATTCACCTTTTTTCGTTATTCCCATTAACTGACTTCTTAAATTATCTACTTCTTTTTCTGCTTTCACTTCTTTTTCTATCTCTGTTTCTTCTCCGAAATGAGGCATAAAAACACTTGGAGAAACCATTTTAGGTTTTTCATTCTTTTTAGAATAAAGTGAACTTACCATATTCGTTATGTGGGAAGTCAAAATTGCCATTCTCAAATCACCTCTTTCTTCACCAAAAGGTTCTAATCTGGAATAGGCTTCCCATTCACTTATTTGTCTTGATGTCAAAGTCTCTAATAAATAGTCTGGATGATTATATCCTAGAGCCAAACATAAACGGAAATAAAACCGCCTCTCTGGACGGTTACTTAGTTTTTTACCAGTTCTTCCTTATCGTTCTCAGAAATGGAATTTAACTTCTGAGATTCTTCTAGTAATTTATCTAACATAACAGCACCATTATTTTCATTCAATGCTTTTACATCACCTATGTTTAGAATTAAATTCCCATTTGCGTCACAAATAGTATTAACTAAAAGTTTAGCCCTATAATTTTCTAGTTTAGTTTTAGGTTGTTTTGTCTTTTTATCTATTTCAATAATGGATTGTTCAAATCTGTCTTTTTCCGCTCCATTCATCTCTTTTACAAATACATGACCCATTTCACCTAAATCCACTTTTTTAATTATTAATTTTGTTTTCTTTAGTAATGCTTCTCTGTTTAATAAAGACATGGTTAGCCCTTTCTGTTTTTAATTATTTCTGGTTAAAATAATATTAGTTTATTTATGACGCAGGTGTCTCAAATGTAAATACTTTACTACGAGTAGTTCCATTTAAATTAGATGCTTCAATAGCATAGAAATAAGTTGTACCTGCTGTCAATCCAGTCAGTAAACCTGTTACAGTAGTATCCCCGTCTCCTGCATTTACAGCAGGTGTACAAGTTTGTGTTTCATCTAATAATTCACTAGGGGAAGCACTATAAATAACGGCAGAAGTTGTATTATATCCATTATCACCTACTGTACCTGTTACTGTAGCAGTTGTTGCTGCTGTTGCCGCACCAGTTAAACGTGCTGCATAAGGTAGCCAAGTATTAACCATACCTGATATTTTAATTGTAATATCTACTGAAATTACGTCATCTAATGGGATATTCATTGGAATACCTGTCACCTGACCTGCGAAATCTAAAGACATACCATCGGAACTTGCTGTTGCAGGAATGATTATCTGATAATAGTTATCATCTAATGATTCAAAATCACTTTTCATTAATAAGTAACCTGTTTTTGTTAGATTCATAGAAAAAGAAATCTCTCCTGAATCTCTTAAACCTGCTACGGAAGTTCTATAACCTCCCGCAGTGTCAAAGGAAGATGTATCTATTGTTTCCCTTGTTGAAGTTGGTCCTGTTATACTCTTTACATCTGCTAAAGCTTCGTAATTAATTTCTCCATTACGTCTTTTAAAAACTACGCCTACTCCTGATTGAGCCATAATTGTCTCCTTTTATTGTCTTTGTATGTTAAATGTTGCCACAAATCTTACTCTATCATTTGAATCCCAATCTAAAAAACTGGGTTCTGATAGGCAATTAATTAAATTATATTCTGTATTATTTACTGTTAGGCAATGTAATCCATGTAATCCTAACTTTATATTATTGATTATCGACCAACCTTCACGATAATCAAGATTCCTCACTCTAATCTGTACTGAGGGTCTAAAATAATTGTCACTTCCCTCAAACACTAATCCTGGTCTGCCTCCTGGAGTGTCAAAAATAGTAACCGTATTATCTGGATTCTCAGGCTCTCTACCAATGAATAAATCAGTAGTAAAAGTCAATCCTAACCCTAATGTCAAAATAATATCTTTTATATCTTCACTTGCTGCATTCATTCTAATATCCTGTTACTCTTTTTATAAAGTTACCTGCACCGTTATTACCCCAGACATTGGTACTCTCTTTTATTACTTTAAGCATTTCTGCTTCTTTATTAATTAATGCTTGTTCTAAAAACTTAGCACCTGAACCAGTTCTATTCCAATTTACAGCATCCACCATTTCATGCACAAAAAACCCGTAACTAGCAGTAAAACCAAAGGCCACTACAGGCATAGGGGCATTGGTTATTAACGCCTGTGCTTCGGCTATTGTACTTGTGTGGTCTTGTACTAATTTCGCTGCTTCTTCTCCTGATTCTGTTTTAAATACAGGATTTCCACCCCGTACTAATCTGCCATTACTCGCCACGATAAAAAAACTAGCCCTTAAATTACCATATTTTACAGGTATTTTAGGTTCTTCTTTATCCATTGCTCTACGAACTACTATGGAAGCCCTAATCAATCCTTGTAAAGTGCTTCCTTTTAATTCAGCATACTCCTGATTAAGTCTTTTTAATACATTAGTCATACCTGTTACATTTATGACTCTATTAAACCCAGCAGTATTCATTATAAAAAAGCCTCTCTATAATAATCACCTTTTTTTATGGTAGGGATCTTATCAAATACTAAAATAGAAAAGGCTTCTTTTATCTTTCTAGGATTTACTAATTGAGGTGCTGTTAAATCTGCTATTTCGCCTAAATACAAAACACCATCTTCTATTAAATCCTGAGAAACTTGTACTTGTGCTTTACTGATTATTTCTTTTCCAGTAGAACCCATCTTTAAATCAGTTCCCTCAATCCATCTACAAGGAATCTCTATAGGAGTACCCCAAGTCTTTCCACCATATCCATCATCCCCTGCTGGAGACCAATAAACTGCTGTTTGATTTAAATTGTTATTAGGAAACATGCTGTGCCTCTATAGCTTCAAAAGTTATCTTTTTCATTCCCATACCGTCCGCTAAAGTGCCAGAAGTATCTAATAACTTAACTTGTTGACCGTATAAAGTAGCATCCAAATTCAAACCTGTTTTACCTTGATATTTAATTTTGGCATATCTGACTTCTTCCGTTTCGGCTTGTCTTTCCATAGAAACGGCTAATAAATGTGCAGTTAACCATTTTTCTATTGATTCTTTTTGGGTATCTAACAGGCTATTAACGTCTCCTAAGTAATGAGTTACTATTAAATTAGCATCCCCTATAAAAGCAGTTACTATCTCGTCAGATAACTCAGTATCAAGGATAAGTTTTACGTCTGTCGCATTTGTTCTAGCCATTATCTCCTAGCTTTCTCTAATTTTTTATCCATATAACTTAAAACGTCAGAGTTCCAATCTAATCCCAACCATTCAATTAGATTGTACAATACAGTGTAATCACCGTTTACCATCTGCTCAGGTCTTATTACATAGATATTTGATACCTTTTTTAAAATGGATGTAATAAATGTTAAATAACTATTTAAGTAATTAGCCCATCCATCATACTCATTATTTACACCTACTAATTTAAGTGTCTCTACATCCTTGTAAGCCGACATATAAGCCGTTTTCATACATGAAATAATAGTGTCATGCGTATTTCTAGAAACTAAAACCCATTTAGCTTCTGGAAAAGCCATAAACCAAGTATTCCACATTAAACTTATTTTATCGTCTTTATAATACCAATGGGTATTTTTATCCGCTTTTATATGTGATAAAACATTTCTTTTCCAATCTATCAATACAGGCATACAAGGAGATGTAGGTAAAGGATATTGACCGCTAGGGTCAAAGTTAGCATCTACTAAACGTGGCCTTACTAATTTAGTATCTATTGCTTTATTAGTATAAGACTTATCTACATCAGAACCACCAAAAGCACCACAAAAATCAACTGCACCTGCTATCATGGATAATCCACTTCTTGCTGTTCCTGTTATTAATATTGGTTTGTTCCTATTACACATATAATCCCTAAAAGGGTGCAAGAATCCATTCCTACACCCTAATTAGTGTTTACTTATTTCTTACAGATTCATTTAACTTTTCACAAAAATCAATAGCTTCTTTCTTTCGCATTGATTTATCATTCATTTTATTACGAGTTATAATATGCAATATATCGTAATAACCCGCTGCTCTTTGATTAAGTTCGTATTGGTCTCCAGTATGCTCCTCTGATTTTTCTTCTACTACAGGGACTTCTACTGGTTTTTTAACTTCAACTACTTCATCTAGTTTTTCAAACATACCTAAAAAACTCTTAGGTATTTGACTTTCTTTTGCGTTAAAAATGTCACCCTTTTTAATTATCTTACGTGTACCATCTTCTTGTGCCATATCAAAAGAACCACCAGTTAATTTTTTCCATTTATAAGTTTTCATAATATATTTCCTTTACAGTTTTGGTTAAACCATAATTGATTATTTACGCTTTTTGATAATGTGCTACACCACTATTACCATCTTGATCTGACCTTACCTGTACAACCTGAATGGTCATTACTTTATATTTAGTAACCATGTTACCTTCCATACCCCATTCAACATTCTGTAATGGCATACCATCAAGAATACGAACTACGTCAGAAGTCATTTGTACCATAAGCACAGTGTCGGCTGCTAATGTATCTATCACAGTAATTTTTTCAATTTTGTCAATTTCTAAAATTCTCTGACGGATAGTTTTGTCGCCATCTGCTTTATAATCTTCATCCATTTTAGTTTCATAACCTGTTGGAATATAGATTTCATAAGGTCCATAATGTTTAGCATTAATCAAAGCATTTTTAATAGTCATAACGTCTGCTATGATTTTTGCTCCTGTAGCTGCTTCCGCACTCCAAGAATTAACAAAAGTACCAGTATTTCTATTAGGTTCATTTGTGTAACCATAAATAGTTCCACCGCCTGCTGTATAAGGTTGGTCTGTGAATAATTGTTTTTCAAGATATTCACTTACTCTACGAGCAGCTCTTTCTGCTGAAAAAGTATCCAAAGCCATGCCTTTATTACGGGATTCAGCAAGTACACGTGCATTGATTTCATAATCAACATGTGTAATTGGTAAAGGAATATATTTAGTTGTAAAAACTGGTCTATCCCCTTGGCTCTTAGTCAAACCGTCCATAGACTGTGTGGCTTCCATTGCATCTGAACTATCTTCATATACAAATACTGTAGAATCTAATCCATTACCAATATCTTTAGTTAATCCACGTTCTCTAAGAGTACTTAATCCAGAAAGTCTTGCCTCAGAAATCTTTAAAACTGCGTCATCTAAGAGTTTCCATTCGTCAAGTCTCAATGTACCATTTACATTAATTGGAACTGCTTTATAGGCATTTACATCATTACGGTCAAAAGTCTTTTTACCGTCTTTATTTAAACCAGTAAAAACAGTAATATAAGTTTGTTCAACCCCTTCACTGTTTACTGCTAAATAAGGTTTAAGCTTACTTATTTCTAATTTGTTTCCTTGTGCAGCAATATAGTTACCTACTTCACCAGTTGCAGGTGTGCTATTTTGTGCTAATGTGTCGATCATTACGTTGCTCATTGTTTATTCCCTTTCCTAAAGTATTCTTACTGGAAGATTAACGACTGATGTTGTGTTGGATGCTGCAAGAGCAATAGCAATAGGTGTATCTGAACCTGCTGTTTTTACATGCCCTGCTGTAGATGAAGTAAGTTTTTCCCCAATAGAAATATTTTCACTAGCATCTAATTTTAAAAGAACTTCGTCACCACTTCTTACTATCTGATACTGTACTGGATTTCCAGTAGTTGTATAAGTAGTATCTATTGTTCCGTTAAACATTTCATCCTCTATAGCAACTGCTTTTTCAATTAATCCACCTGCTACACTATTTGGTTTTACTGTACCTGCTGCTTCAAATTCCAGTAATTCGCCTGGAGTAACTGTCGCACTCGCCATAGCTTCATTCTGAATATTCATAGCAATTTTTAATTTTATTGTGTTTTTAGCCATTTTAAATTACTCCTTACTTTTGAGATTTACAGGAATCAACACAGGTACACCGTTACCGCTTTTGTTTACGGTAGGTGCTGGCACTTCTAATGAATAATTCCCAGTTGTTTCTTGGATCATACTATCCAATTTTCTTAACTCGTCTAAATCCTTGGCATTCAATTCTTCTACTGTGAAAGCCTTAGAATTAGTAGAAATATGATTAATCACATCTTCTACTTCTTTTTTATAAGCTTTCAGTCCTTTTTCTACAGATTCTTTAATTTCAGTAGGTAAAAGTCCTAGAAAACTTTCATTGGTTGAGAATTTTTGTGCAATTATTTCTTTTACATTTTCTTCTGTAACAGTTGTATTTGCATTTAACTCTGCTTTTTCACCATTCTCAATTTGCACCTTGTATTTATCTACAAGAGCTTGTGAAAAGGTGCTTACTATGTCTTTATCAGATTCGTCAAACACAGTATGTTTACTCTGCAAGATAAAACTAATGTCTTTGTCGCTAACTTTCATTGTAGCTCCTTCTTTTTTGTTATTGGTTGGTTGGTTCTTTATATTATCGGCAATAGATTCTATAGATTTATATGATACTTCCCTATAAACAGGGGTAGCGTCTCCTGTAAATTCTATATTACCGCTTACATCTGTCGTGTAACTCTGCCTAAAAAATTCATCTTTTCCAGTTTCATAATGATTCTGCCTATATACAAAGTCAGTCTCAAATAATTCAGAAATATAATGATAAACACCGTTACCATCCATTCCATCTAAAATTCTCTGTACTTTTTCTCTAACCTCAATAAAACCAGTTTCATTGGTATTTAGAAAACCCATTCCCTGTTTACCCATTCTTTTCATGGCTTCACAAGGCGTTAGCACTTTCTTATTTGCATCAATGAATTGTACATCTGCTTTTTTAAAAACCATCCTCAATCATTTGCATTGTCATAGGAGAAATCTTACTTATTCTATTTACGTCTATCCATGCTTCTGCTTTTAATTTACCGCTTTCAAATCTAGCATTAAAAATTGTACCTGCTACTTGACTATCTACTATCTCAGGTAAATTAGCGGAAACAAATTCCCCATCAATTTCTGGATGATAAACTATTACAGGAATACCGTTCCAAGAAGCAGTAAAAGAACTTAATTCCTCAGAAGTATGTAATAAAGGGCCACGACTACCATGATGTACACCTTCTAACATCATAATTACAGGTACTACAATGTGGTCTGCACCTCTAAGCGTTTCGTGCCTTATAGTGTAATTATTTACTTGTATTTTATAATTGTTTTGTTTCATATTATTTCTTTCTATTTGTCATATCTACAGGAAGTGAAATACAACGACAAAGTGGGTGGACTGGAATTACGTTTCTTATTTCCGCTAATGTAAATACGATACCTTCTAAATCGGCACACTCTATACATACACTAGAATCACCTGCTGTAATTAATTCTGCTTTTACAAAAACACCCTCTATACCAAAACTTTCATAAGTATTAACCATTCCTTGATGATGTGCTCTTATAATCTCTGTACGAGCAAGCATTTCAGCACGTCTTTGAGCAGGTATAAACCTACCTAATGTATCTGTCAGACCTAAATCCCCTACAGGTCCTGAAATGGTACGGGTTAATTCTTTAGCTATCAATATCGGGCTTTTTCCGTCTGCCATTCCTTGTGCTAAAACTCTGCTTATCTGCATATCCATTGCATCTGTAATTCCTTTTAAATCACTAAATACTCTAGCAAATAAGATACCAACCCTATCTGCATGGATAGGCATACTGAAAATAGTATTCAATCCACCTAAATCTTCCATATCTGGAACTGAATACCCTGCTTTCTTCATTTCTGTATATGCTCTACTAATTCCTGTTCTATAAGCAGTTTGGATATACATATCAGTCCAATGGCTACTTAAAGCTGTTCCCAATGTTGGGAAATTACTTATTTCTAAAACACCTGCATCTACTTGTTGTTGTAACCAAACCATAAATGCTTCTATCTTACCTTTAGATGTTAAAAATTCAAAGGCTTTCCTAGACGGTACAGACTGCACTAAAGGGTTTACTAACCCAAATACGTCTTGTGTTGTCACAGCAGTCCTAATAGACCCTCTAAGAGTTCTAAATTTACCTTTCATCTTATTGGCAAACATATTACGCAATGTAAGAGTTCTAGTAGGGTCATATTGCCCAGTATTAGTATTGATAGTATTTATACAAGTGTTACACATATTGTGTTTTTAGAGCCTTATTTTTTAATTTCTTTATTATCGCTTTTCATACCTTCAGACAATTTATCTAACCATAAAATAACTAAACCAAAAACAACCTTTAACAACTTCGCTACACAATGCACTACTAAGAGTAGCAGCGGTTCTATAGTATGCTCATAAAGTATGCCAATTACAAGCATTTTATTTGATTTAGTTGTTATTTTAACTCCTGTATTAAAACCATTAAGCCCAATAGAACCACTCCATGATTCTACTTTAGCATCCAATTTATCAAACCATCAGAATCATAGTTATCATGCATATTAAATAAAGCGTGACTTTCTTCTTTCACAATGTTAACCCCACTTTCTATCCTATCTAACTGATTTTTTAATTCACCATCTAATTTCTTTTTGGTGAAATAATCAAACAACTTAAAAACTCCAAGCATGAGTGCTACAATTATCAATACAATTTCATAATTCATTTTTATCCTCTTTAATCTATATGAGACATAAAATCTCTAACCCGTACAACACAAGAAGTAAAACGTCTTACCTCTCTTCTGATTATGGTAAAAATACCCCCATAACCTTTAGTGACTATCATAGAATTTGTTCCGTATCCTAAAGTTACCAAACTCATACTTTCACTCTTTCAAATACACTTGTCATAGATGGAGAACCACCTGCATCAAGCAAATTAAATCTCGCTACTTCTGTGACATTGTCTGCTTTATAAAATATCATCTGATTATTTTCAATTTTGTATCTCCCCTCTTGGTAATCTTTTATTTCTTGAATAATTTCCATTACTAAAGAATCATTTCCAACAGCTCCACCTATATTGACCGTTGCTGTTGCATCTTCATCAATACCACTAAAATCAATAACACCTCTAACATCAAAATTACCTGCTGTATTTGAATTGTCAAAGTTAAATTTTCCTGCAATAAA